GTTTAGTTCTCCACGGTTGAAACCGCCAAACAGTTTCTTGTCTAAGTTGTTCCAGCCTGTGCTGATCTGTCCGTTGTTTGCCTTGAGTGCCTCAAGTCTTCCCTTGGGATCCTCAAAGTAGTCTGTACCGAGATCACGTGTGAGTCCCACGTTGACTGCGTCCTTGACCATATCTTCAACAGGAGCATAGTCACCTTTCTCTAACATGTCTGCTGACTGTAGTATAGCACGTTCAAGTGCTTTGTGTCTCGAGAATGTTTCAAATTCGTCCAACAACCAATTGAAGTGGCTTGGATCTAAGTCCTTTGCTGATTTCAATTTGATATCATGTTTTGCGTTCACTTGCTCTACATCAGGCATCACTTTGTACTCGTCCATGTAGTCTTTCACGAACTTCGCTATTGGTTGCAGTTTACGATCAAACGATTCCGGTTTGAATATGTTCTGTGCCCGTGCGAATGATTCCGCATCTGCTAGTAGCATCTCTATATAAAGTTTCTGTACATCAAATGTGTATTCAGCCATACATCTTTCTCTTCAAATCTATTTTTAGTTTACTTGATTCTGTTGTCTTCAGTATCGATTGTATTGTAAACAGTCTGCCATATTTTAACACAGCATCAGCAACATCGCCAACCGTTTTGTCCCATTCTGGAAATGCCACGCTCCATCCAAACTCTATTGCCTGGTTGATCAGTTTCTCTCCCGGTGCGTCTCTGTCGGGCACGACTATTACCTGTCTTCCTAGGTTGTCTATCAACTCCCTTTGTGTGTCATTTATCTCACTACCAAGTATGCTGACCCCAGAAACGGCTATGGCGTCGAAAGGTCCTTCTGTGACAATAACAAACTTCCTTGTCCAGTCTTGTGCATCCATGTTGAACACGTAGCCAGGCCAAACGTCAGTGTAATACTTTACTCCTTGTGATTGCTCAAACATTCTTCCTGTGAATCCAACAACGTCACCTTTCCAGTAGAACGGTATCAGCAATCTTTGATGGACGTCCCACACCTTGTCAGGAGAATACATAAAGTCATACCAATCTGGCCCTATGCCTCTTGCTTCTAGATATTTCAGTAGGCCGTCGATCTTCTTCCATTGTGGCTCTGTCAAGTCGTTGCCTACATACTTCTCTAACCATACATCCAGTTTGTGCGTGTTCTTCGGCAGTGTCTTCTTGGCAAAGGTAACAAATTTTTTCTTTTGATATTTGGTGTCACCTTCCTCCTCACGTAAGGCCTCTATGGCCAACTTACGTATTGTGTCTTCTGGAATTCCTATATAACTCATAAACTGTCTCATCTTGTACGTGAGCTTCCTGCCGATCACGTAACTGGCCTTGAACCCACAGTTGAAACAGTGATAGCTCACAGTGCCGTCCGCACTGGTCATTATGCCACCACGTTTCTTCTTGTCAGCCGTCTCACCGTTGTGGACACAACAGGGTGCGTTGAATGATATCCACCCACTAGGGGTCTTCTTCCTACCCGCAGGCAGGCTCGTCAGAATAGTAGATTGGATCAGGTTCATACCCTATATTTTACTGTCTATAAAGGATTTTGTCAATCTTACCAGTGTTACCAGAATCATTGTCCCAACTGAATCTGACAGAATGGTAAACACCAGTGAAGTTTAGAGTGCTTGGTGTAGAAGCACTTGAAAACGTCGTCTCGGTAATTTTAAAGAAGTCTGCGTCCTGTGGACTCGATGCCATGGTTCCCTGCACAATCAATTTACCAGAAAAACTATGCGGATAGACAGCGATGGTATGCAAGGCCTCGTTGTTGTTGATTCCAGGTCTTCCGTCTACTGCGCTTGAAGTTTTTGCCAAAGGACCGCCTGTGCCGGTGAAACTTGATATTTCTGCACTAGCAACAAATTCGGGGTATGCACCGTCTAGGATTTCGATTGTACCGGCAGATGCGTAGCCTGTGTCCGCGTATGTCACTTCTCTGCTACCGTCCGATTTGATTTCACGCACTGCAAAGTTGTAAAATTTTGCGTCCAGTGGTAACAAGTCACCTTCTGTGATTGTGCAACTTGCATCACCCTTTGTGCTTACAGTGGACCCATCATCCAAAATTGTGAGTGTTTTGGTGATCACTGCTTTTTTAGTTTCAGCATCGATCATATTGAACTCGTAGGTCTTTGAAGTGATGTCCTGAGCCTTTTGATCCTCGTTTTTGAACGTGAAAGTCAGGGGGTTGCTTACCCCTCTGTGTAATGTTAGACGTCTATCGTACACTTCTGAGTTCCTTCCATGATAACCATTTACGTAGGCTATTACCAACTGTGAGAGTAAATACCTTGATACTGTTTGCATAATACATATTTAACAGTATTTATAGATAGAGCATGAACGAAATTTTTAACACACTCAGGGACAAATTTCCCTTTTTGAGCCTTATAAGAAAGGGTGATCTGGAGTACGTGGGTATTGTGCAAAACCAAGATATCAATGTGATCAGTTTCTATGATTATGGTAGATTGATGTTGCCTCAGGATAAGATTCAATTTTTGAAGTGCGGTGAGACCTGGTGGCACGAGTCCAACAGGAAATTACCAATCAACATATTCCTTAAGGGCGAGTTCCGTTATTTCCGGTCAACTTTAGTGACTCTTAACTCCAAAGACATCGAGATAGTGCATGGTCCTACTGTGAAACTATCTGAAATTTCAAAGAAACGGGTGAAGCGTAGGACTATCCAATTAGTTAGAAAACCTATCTAGTCTTATTTTTTTCAGGAAGTATAGCACCTGTTATAATGTAGTGCTGTGTCAAACCACAATTAGGTTGATAACTGCTATACTCTGCACGGTATGAAGACTTGGATTTTTGTTTGGATTTTTTAAGATATTTTGCTATTTTCTTTTTACTTTTTTGACGTTGCATCAAAACTATATTTAGCACGTGACATAAGATTCATCTGCACAACGATCGCTTGGGCATATGCAACAGCGTGTGACTTCTTGAAGAAGTATGATCCATCGGTTGGACGCACCCAAACTTCCGCCATAATGTCCTTCCAATCCTTGTACATCAGATGCCTCTTCGCAGGACGTATTATGGCCAACACAGCCGCAAGTTGTTCTATTGTCTTGGGCTCCAGTTTTGACACTATGTTGAAATGGCCATTCAGGTGAAATAGGTTCTCCACTGTCTTTGGATCCTTTAGCATGTCCCAGTCTGGTTCCTGTATCATCAGTTCCACCAGTTCCTGTTCAGATTTGACTTCTTTGTAGATGTTAACGTTCAGCATGTCTATTTTGAAGTATCCTCTGTCCTCCGCTTTCTTGTAGTCCAATGACGAATGTCCTGTCACAGGATGTTCTGGCACAGCGTGGAAGTATACCCCTGTCTTGTGTTTCTCCGCCTTGTCATCTTTGATTATTGTGGCTGGTGTGTGTTTGAACAGTTTCAGAACGCCGTCCCTGTCGAAGAAATCTATGTCTACATCAGGCATTAGTGTATACTCCCTTTGTCTTTCTCGTTGTATTTGATAAAATCTTCTTTACTGCCTGGTTCTAAGACGTCTATGACGTCTAGTAGTTTCCTATAGCCTTCTGTGTTCAAGTAATCCTTGGTCATGTCCGGCATTATCACTCTTCCTATCGATCCGTCTTCCTTGATTATCACAGCACAGTCACCCTCTTCGAATTTCATTTCGTCGTTTATTTCTAATTTTACCTTAGACAATTTTGGCCTCCCTTGCTGTGTCCTGCACCAACATCAGGTCCGCTGGATAACTTTTGAGTTTGCTTGGCCAGAAACTCGGATTAATAAATTTTTCAATCATTTGTAATTGTTCGTCGTTAAAAGATTTTAACATCCTTTTGCCTGCGTTGCAACCTAACAACAACCATGGACTGATCTTGCCCTGCTGGATGTGTGCCACTGCCCTGTTTGTGTTCACTAGTCTGAAGTAGTCTGACCATTGTGCATTCTGTTCAGTCGCCCAGTCCATCATTGTGGCTATGCTCCTTTGCAGTGCGGCCTCCACGGGCTCGGTCTTTAGGGCCTCCACCAGGTACAGTTCGTAAAGGTCATCCCTTGCCCAGTGATCCAGTTTCACTTTTGATTGTAACACGTAGTCTATGTACTTGTCTGGGTACAGTGGATTGATGTGCATTATGAATCTGCCAAACTTCACGAATGCATTGTAGTAAGCACTCTTGACGAATTCGTCATAGGTCTTTGGTTTCGAGTTGTGTTGGTGTATCTGATAGAATCTCTGGAACACCATGAATGCATTCACTACCCATTTCTCATCACGCTGTAGATATCTACGTTTTGGTTCACACAGGTGTACCTGTAGAGTACGTGCCTTTGCGAATTCTTTCCCACAGTAGGTACATTTATTTGTCGACGCCATGTGCTTCTAATAACTCCTCTAGTTCTCTATCTGTGATGACCTTGTCTAGCGTTTCCAGGTCAGACTCTTTCCACGTTGGATATATCTCTTGTAGTTTCTTAAGGCTTTTGTTTGGCACACGCTTCATGGGTTTGATCCATGGATGGAATTGTTGTTGTAGTGCACCACACATGGCGGTCAGTATCCAGAGCAGTTTCTTGTGTTTGCCAAGCGTGAAACAATGTTTGTTCACACATTCATTGACCATCTCAACGTAGTGTTCTACGAAAAATCGATCCTTGGACGATGTGCTTGACACGTATCTCATCAACATGTAAGGAGAATACAAAGATTTCTCTTTGTCATCGATCCTGTCAAAGTAGTCCTTGTTTCTGAAGTCTACTGCCTTAAGGCCGTTTCTTAGATCAAAAAATTTTCTATTTTTCTCTGCTGGCATATTTCAATCCAAACATTGTGCAATCCTTTGCTGTTACAAATGTCAATTTTAATTTCTTATTCATGTGTTGTAAACCTGACAGTTGGAAATTGTGTTTGTTGAACCAACTCATAAAATCCTTTATCCACGCTTCTTCCATCCACACATACTTGTTTTGTATCTTGAGTATCGGTGCTTCAATTGTTATTGATCTTCTACCAGACCGAGCCATAATCAACCTGCTCGCACTGTCTCGATATGTCCTTGACGAAATATGCACACATGGGTTTACGCCCATTGGTCAAAGGTACAGCCAACATCTGTCCGGACTTGATTTTTGGAAAATACCATTTCACTTCCGTGTAGATATCCACAATATCTATAGGCATGAATTCTGGTTTGGCGCTTGACAAAGGGTTGAATGTGAAAGCATCAAATCCTCTATCATTTAGACTTGTGATTGGTAGCACGTGCATTTCTGATTGCCCTGCCTCACCTATTAGCATTTTCCAATCGAGTGGCATTTTAATTTTGTAGTCTCCAATTTCCAACACAGCCGCGGGTGCATTGAAACTTTCAAGAAATATTAGTGGTATGTAGAAGAAGTCTGGATTGCTTGGATCGGAATTGTCCAACACAGCAAACCTTAATTTCTCATCAACCCACTCAGGAATTTTTTCTAGTCTGTATGTTTGATCATCAAGTGTAAGGATTTTCATAATTTATCTTTTCTATATTATACGGATAATTTGCCTCTTTGTAAAACTTTTTCCTTTGTCCCAGGTGTCTTTTTGCGAACTTGCAACTGCTGGTGATGTCCCATATCTGTACGCTGTCCTTGTCCTCGGCCTTACGTATTCCCCTTCCTATGGATTGTATCACACGCACGAATGACTTGCCTGGTTCTATGAGGACAAGATTAAAAATCCTAGGAATATTAATGCCAACAGCGGCAACTCCATATGTGGCAATAATAACTTTATTCTGGCTAGTAGATACTTCATCATACTGTTCCTTTCTATCTGTGTTTTTGGTTGACCCCGAAACGAACACTGCATCTTTTATCTTCTTCTCGAGTATTTCGCCCGCGGATATTCTGTCTACAAGTATCAGTGTGTTCCCTGATGTTGCAATGCTTTGTATTGTTTGTGCCACCCATGTCATTCTTGTTGTGTCTGTGGTGAGCCATTTCAATTCCTCACCATATGTCTTGAACTGTGGATGATCCTGTGTCTGCAACACGTTCACGTGGCAATTCGCAAGTACACCTTTGTCTTGCAATTCACTTGCCTGTATCCTGTTAGCAACCTCACCTATGCTACATTTCAATCCCATGAATTCATAATCTGCCTTGGGCACTGTACCTGTCAATCCCCAACGTATTCCACAGTGTGCGAATGGTCCTGTCAATAATCTTTTAAGCACGTCGGCCTTCGCCATGTGTACCTCATCAATTATGATCGTGTTGATGCCTTGTATTGCTTCGAGGAACTCTGTTGTGTGTTCATCTTTACTTTTCTTTTCAAGCACATTTAGACTCTGCCATGTTGCTATTGTGTTATACCTACCTAATTCTTTTCTATCTCCGTAGTACACACCAACATCCAAGTTGCAAGTGAGGAAGTCCTCTTCGGTCTGTGTAACAAGACTCTTATTTGGAACTATGGTAAGTGTCCGACCATATGGTTCGACCAGTTGACACAATGCGGCGGTTATGATTGTCTTACCTGCGCCTGTGGCAATCTCCTGTATGCATTGTGGATTTTCTATAAACTTGTTGATTGTTTCCACTTGATAGTCTCGCAGTTCCAACTTCTGACCTGCACAAGGATGGTTGTCTGGCCATGTGATGTGTGATAGATAGTCTTTGTCTACTGCCTTGAATTGAAAATCATGTTGTGACCTTCGGTCCTCGAAGTCCACATACACGCCACCTTCTTCGAGGATAGGTAATATCTGATCAACTAGATTTAGGTATGTCGTGCCTCCTAGTCCAAAGAAACTAACCTTTCCGTCCCACCTGCCCAATTTAACAGCCGGCAGATGCCTTGCGTATGGTATCTCGTATTTGAATTTGTTGGAAAGTCGTTTCCTCCATTCGAGGCTGAGGTTTTCAAACTTCACATTTACTTCGTCTTTGATTACTAATTTACAACTGCTCATCTATATTTGTTCTATCACATGATCCTGCCAATCCCAATTACTTGGCCTATGATCACTATAATACAACTTTTTGGGAAGATTTTCAAGCAGTCTTTTGAGATTGTCTGTGCCAGTAGCATAATAACCGCCACCCAGTGCTATCAAGGCCGCTTTTGGTTTTACCTTACTCCTAATTAATGCCCTAGGTATCCTATTACGCACAAATATAATCTTTGTAGTGTCGTCAATAAATTTGAACTGTTTGCTCATTTGGTGTAGTTCGTAAAGATTCTCAAAAAATTCTCTTGGTTTATGATTGTCAACTAACCAATGCTTCTTGTCTGAAAACTTGTTTAGGTCTATGCTGTTCAAAGGTACCTTGTCTAGTTCTTTCCTGTACACTGGCTCTCTCAAATCGAATCCCCACGAACACTGTTTCATTATGTCTATGCCTTGCGCCTCGAACGTTTTCAACCAATCCCAGAACTCTTTGATCTCTTGCTCTTCGTGAACGTCGCTATGGCAAGGCATCAAAAGCGGAAATGCGTCTAACTCTACCAAGGCTTGTACAACTTCTGCCTTGGAGAACACTGTGGAGTTCATCCAAAGTTTATGATAATGATGATGGGCTATACGACCTGCCAGTTTTGATTTGGCAGGCACAGATATACCTTTTGTGTCTATGCCAAAATTTTTTAATGCGTCTACCTGTTGTAATAAAGGTTTATCTTTAATTTTATTATCCCAGTACTCCTGTAATGAGTTAGGAGCGTTATCAATCACTATCATATCGCCGATTAGCCTTGCATTAGGATTTCTATGTCCAACAATTATTTTCCTTATTTGATCATAGTCGTCTAGTAGTTCTGGTGTAATGAATTTGAAATCGTATCTAACAGCGATCAAGGTTAGGTAATAAGCAGTCACGTCAGTACAAAGCATAGTCCATTTCTTAGACTCTCCGTCATACTGGGCATACATACCAGGAAGTTTGTCTTTGAGACAACGTACCAGTTGTATGATTTTTTTGTTATAAGGAAATTTTATTTCAATCTTTTGTGTGCCTTCGTCGTCTGTGTATTTCTCAATGCTCTTATCAAAGTTTATCACTCTGAATTCATCGTCGTAAACTGGATTGTCAAGTAAAGTTTTGATGTCCATCTGATGTGCTTGGAACTTGCTTAGGTACCTTTTAAGAATTACAAGTGCTAATCTTGCCTGTTTTTCTGTCCAAGCATATTGTGATTCTGCTAATGACTTCACTGTCTCAAAATCCTTTGGATGGGGTTTGATTTGACACACTTTTGGGTCATGTACCCAAAAATAATCATTATATGCTAGTATTTTAAGGGCTTCGTTAACTGTTTTTGGTAAATCTGACTGCATTTGTATACCTGGTAATTTAGATAATTATTAGTATATTATACACTAATTGGTAATATTGTCAACCATGAAAAAGGCTAAAAGCAAAAAGGTAAACGTAAGAAAACAACTGAAAATAAAGTTGGAAAATACTCTGACTAGACACAAGAATACGGTTGGATTCAAACCAACAAACGAACAAGCATATCAATGGTTCAGAGTGATCAACAGAGGCTTGTTCAATGGTAGATTACCAATGGTTGACATACAGGTCAAAAAATTACACAAGGATTGGGGGAGGTGCGTTGCCAATTGGGATAACAGGAAAACTCCAAAAGGCAAGTTCGATCAGCGTGTGATACCATATCACATAGATGTTGACTTCTACATAGAACTGCACTGCAAGTTTCCAAGATGGAAAGATTTTATTGAAACACTTGCACACGAAATGGTTCACCTGTATCAGATGACTTGGTTGAAAGACCCGTATTCAAATCACAACAAAAATTTTTTCGCCTGGAAGAACAAATTTAAATTGGCTGGACTTAATCTATCAAGGTGTTAACACCTTTTCAAACTCCGCATAACTGATAACCTTACTGTTGCCCAAATCGGTTCCTGTCTGTAGGAAGTTTAAAAAATGGGGTGGGTTGTCATGCACTATCGTGTAGTTCACGTATGGTCTCATTTTCAACATGTCACGGAATTGCTTCAGCCAACCCTCGAATATATCGTCTGAATGTCTTTCGCCATAACAGTATGTGTCTTGATAGATGTTGTTGAGTTGATCTTTGCCATACTCTCTGAAATCAAATCCAATCAGATATATGTTCTTGTGTCCATGAACGCCTGCTGTCCAGAATGCGGCATTGCCCGATATCCAGTGTGGGTTATTTGGTATTAGGTGCAACATGCCTTTGGTCTGTTTCCTGTTTACTTCTAGAGAAGGTGCGTAGTGTATGGTTTTCAATCCTACTTCGTCCTCACACATCTGCATCGTAATTTTGGTATCTACTGAGAATATGAAATCAGGCATGAAGTCCCTGTACAGGGCATTGCATCCATATGTTTGTCCTGATGTCTTGAGTCTGTTTAGATCAAATCCTTTACGTGACGGACCGTTTCCTATCACATAAGCGTTACCCCTCGGCTCTGCTTTGACTTTGTCTTCGTAGAAGGCAGTCTCCTGTATTCTTTGTCCTTTTCTAATCACAGTGTTGACCACGACTGTCTCGCCCGTGTAGGGAGTCCATTCGATTGGTTCTATGACATTCTGACGTCCTATGTTTATTTTTTTCATTTTATGTATTTCTCCTCGAGTCTCTTTTTGATCCTGGCCCATGGCAGTCCTGCTTCTATCTCTTCTTTGAACCATTCCGTGTACGCAAGTTTATTGGCCCATGCCAATCTATTAGGCATGGCCGGCGTGTTGATATCTACTAATCTTGTGTTACCCACGTCATGGCAGAGGCTGGATTCCGAAACAAACACAGGAACACCTTTTATTACTGCTTCCATGGCAGGGTTGGAACTATGGTTTACCACCGCCCATGTACGTTCAAGTGTCGCTTTGAAATCTGTGTCGTCGTACGTACGGTAATCTCTTTTTGGTAGTCTGATTTTCACATTGTCAAACTTGTTCGGATCGAACGATATCTGATTTCTAGGGTGTGGTCTCACCAGTATTGGTCTCGTGGTGTATCTGCGTATTTCCTTTATCTGGTTCTCTATCCAGACACTCATTCTAGGCAATCCCTTCCACTGCTCAGAAGCATCATGTTGTCCACATATTACTATGATATCGCCGGTGGGATTCCAAGGCTTCAACTCGTGTTTGAAAAGCGGCCATCTTTTGTCGTCAAACTCTTGATTTGCAAAGTCGGCATCTCTGTTGATACCGTTTATGCCGATCTTGAAACTTGCATTCCTACGTAACCCACCAACTTCTATCACAATCACGGGTTTGCCTTTGTTTTTATATTCGTTCCAGATTCTACGATAATTCTCCATCCTACCTCGCCACAACACACTCCATATCACGGCCACGTCCGCATTTGCTGACCTGTTAAGATAAACTGTATCGCCTGCATCGTTCAAACTTTTTATGAAAGCATCAAAAATGGGTTTTGAATTTAATGGTCCGTATTCTGTCCAAACCTCTAGTCTCATATCGTAGGCGGTGCCTTCCTCCAATAGTCTACAGTGGGTGTTGATCTCAAATCACTGCGAGCAGACGTGCCTATCTTTTTTCGTTTGCCTTTCATGTGATCCATGTATTGTCCCAACTCACTGTTCACGAATACATGATGTCCTTTGACGCCTTTCCAATATCCTATGTCATTGACTTGGATCGCCCTATCACGTCTATAAATTTTAGATAGGTGCCAGAATATGTATGAGTCATGCCATTCCAGGAGTTTGAACACTTCATCAGTGATATAAAGTTTTTCCCAATCGTTGATGAAGTTTTGTATCTCAGGATGCTTCATATTGTAACCAACAAATCCACATTCTGGGTATTTTCCGCCGTCGTTGAGTTTTGGATTCTCACGTCCGAGATATGTCAGCATTGTGTTTTTAGGTAATAGATTTTCAAAGAAATCAATAGGCACTGGTCTAAAAGTAAAAGTGTCCCCATCAATCCATACCACATAATCATACTCTTTTGAATTTCTAACAGCATTTACAACACAGAAAACTTTATTTGCAAATCGCACGGCCGCCCACAGGAACGAACCCTTTGTGGCATCTTTACCACCTTTGGTTTTCAGTTCGTCCGGCCTGCGCACACCACCAGGTATTTCTTGTAGTTCTCCATTGGCAACCGGGTCGTCCTTGTGTTTGTTCTTGAATTTAAAAAGTTCTGGCTCTGCCGTGTTGAGATCGATCCATTGTATCCTGTCGTACTTGCATTCTGGTTTAGGTTCTTCGGCATACACAACAATGTCTATCTCTTTTGGAAACTGTTCGGCCATGGATTCAATACCTTTTTTGCCGTACTGTTCCCATGTGCCTGGCTTGTAGGATGTTATTACTTTAATTTTCATTAATCCTCCTATTTAAATCTTTGTAGCCAGGCCAGTTCAATAAAACATCTTGCTGTGATTTTGGTAATTCATTGATGTAGTTTGATCCACCTCTTCTGTAAAATTTAAGTTCATCCGGCACATCTGCTTTGTTTTTTTCCTGCATCTTGCTGAATGTGGTCTGAGATTTGGCATACTCAAATGCTTCTTTATCCCATGCGTCGGCATATGATCCAAAAACAAGTTCAAACATTTTCCGCCATGCATCGTCATCTTTCTTAAGGTCCTCATACTTCACTATTAATTTTTTGCCCCGGTGAGTTTGATAGTGGTCAAGTTGGGCGTTCATGAAATTTATTATGATATCAAACCCCCATTGTTTATTGTGTGCGAAATCTATTATATCGTCGTGTTTAGGAGGTTCGAAGTTCTTGTAAGGTATACTCTGCAGATATGGCCAGTAACTGAACAAAACATCCAATGGGTCTCTGAACAAATATATGATGTTCTGTTTCTTCATTTCCTCCGTGAATATAAATTTGCATGTGTCTTGAATTTCAAAATATTCCTGCCATGGTATGTGTCCTGTTGTGCTCATCCAATCATGCCTGAACAATATCCTAGGTATGCCCGGTCTAGGCCTGTCGACCCATTTGCTGAACTCAACTTTGTACTTCCTTGCAATGTAGTGACCAAATAGATGTTTCATCCATGTACGTCCGCATCGTGGAAAACTTAAAATCAAATTGGGAATGTTGGCATACTGATTTTTCAGTACTCCTATCCGTCTATGCATTAACCCCCAACCTTTCTTTGAATCTTTTAAACACCAATCCAGAACGTATCTCGTCGGTAGTCCATTGCATGTAACCGATGTTGTTGAGCCACTGTGTTCTATCGGGATATTCGGGTGTTTCAATATTGTTTAGATCTTTATTGGCTACTGGCCAACAAATTGCAAGATCTGATGTAACAAAGGTAGGGATTCCACGAACGCAAGAGTCGATGCTGGCAGTAGAATTGTGAGTGACAACAGCATGACAATTTGTTATTGCCTCCTGGAAATTGAATCTGTAGTACTTTTTCTCGTCGCCTTTGTAGTGCGTCTGTCCTTCGATCAACGTGCAGTCTTCCGGGAATTCGTTCTTCCTGTTTATCATCTGTGCCATGTGGTTAGGATGAGGTCTAATCAGAAACTTCCTGTCCGTGATTGGTCTCAGTTTCTCGTACACACCCATGAACCAATCTATCGGGTCAAGTTCATCCATGCTCCAGTTGTCCTTTGGTTGTAAAACAAATAGTATTGGATCGTCTTGTTCTGACTTCCTCCATGGTTCATTTTTGACGTGCCATAGTTTTTTCATATAGTTCCAACGATCACTAGGTGAGTTATCATTCAAAAAGTTGCCATTGTTCATTGGCGAATACAAACTAACTCGCCAATGGTGTTGTGGGTGTGTTACTGTGTTGCCAAAACTAGATAGTATACCTCCGTCAAAGGTTATGATATAGATGCCTTTTTTCTTGGCACGTTCAACAAGGTCTCTTCTCCTACCCTTGGTGTGGTGCGGCTGATTCTTGCCTCCATATCCAAACATACAACCAATAGGTGCAGTTGGTTCCATTTCGTTATCTGTCCATGGGCCTTCCTTGTGTTCGTTGACCATTACGGGGTTGTCACCACATGCTCGTATGCCTTCCGCCATGTGTTGAAGCAGTTGCCAACTTGCACCACGTTTACGATCTTTGACTGTTCTTCTAAAAATTTCAACGTCCATTTAAGACCTCCCATGCGTATCCGTTTTGCATTTCCTTCCAGTTAAACTGTCCATACGCCAGACTATAAAATAAAGGTCTCGGGTCCTCATACACAGGTTGTTCAATTCGTGCTAGGCTTTTACCTGCAATAGGAAACGCACAGTTGTTAGAGTCGGCAAACACAGGGACACCATTTGCCAATGCTTTTATCGTGATAGAACTGTTGTTTGTAACTACTGCATGTATCTCTCGCCAGTCTATTTTTTCTTTTGATGACTGTGTGGTGTTTTCACCTGTACGCATGACACCGTTAGCATCTAGATATGTTTCTGGATTATAAGGTTTTTCACGTACGATTATTTCTCTGTCGGTGTGTTTTTCAAGTTCTTTCATTGTACGTTCTAACCAATCTTTGCATTCAAAAAATTGTGCTATGGCATTTGTAGGAGGACACACTAATATCTTTTTCCCGTTTTTATGATAAGGTTGAATTTCATATGGAAACGTTGCCTTGAATCTATCATCAGGCCTGTCTTCGATAAAATTTTTAACGTGTTCGTTTTTTGTGATTCTCAACCAATACGGAACTTGTCTAGACATGCCCCAATAAGGCCTGTCCATGAAGAAAAATTTAATTTGATTGTTCACACAATGTTTGTAAACCATGTCTGTTCCTCGCAGTATTCCAAACAATGTAATACTTTCTGGGTTTTCTACGCTAAGGCAATCTCTGTAAGGTACTATGCTAGAATTTGGAATCCCTTCCTTGAAAAACCGTATGTACTTCTCTGTGATTTGTCTGTGTGTTTGTGATAGATAATTCATTAGTCGATATACCTCAACAAGTCAGCGATGTTTACCTTAAAATTTATCATGTCTGTTAACCTTTTAACTCCGCTAGGTCTTTTACCGTCCTGTAAAGGGATTGGCACAGTAGAGGCGAGATAGAGTTGATGATCCAATTCCAGATGATGTGATAAGACTGGATAAACTTTTTTATGCACCATATTGGGATCTTGTATTTCTATAACTTTTGTACCCGGCTTACACCATAATAAATTTACAAGTCCCGCCCCGTGTGCCGCAACGATATGTGTAGCCTCTGCAAATGTTCGCATCTGTTCTTTTATTGTCATGTTTTCCAAGGCCACGGTCTCCCAACCTTTCAGTGCTAACAGCAATTCATCTGAATTCGTAATCCGTCTTGTCTTTGCTCCGGGCCTCAATACAACTATCTTCCTGCTAGGTTTCACTTCTTTCAATCCTGTGAGGCCTTTGAAATGTCTCAGCCATGGTGCAAGATGAGGTGTCAACACACCGTCTTTTGAATTACTCATGCTCGGCACAAGAAGGTGTTTGAATTGCCATATTTTATTTTTTGGCATCACAACCACTTTTACATCTGGGAATAATTCTTTTATGACCCTTGCCATATATTTGCTTTCGTTGGCAAGTATGTAACAATATTTAGAAAAATCTGTTGACCATCTTTTTTCTATCAATCTAAATTTACTAATGACATCTATCCAAATGTGCCATGGGTTATTGGCACTGGCTTCGTCTATAGGTAACCAGACATATGTGTACTTCTCATGGAATTCTTGATCTACAGGTGACATATCGATTTCAACGTTCTCACCCCACTCATCCCACATGCCATGAGTTTTTTTTGGTTTGAACTTGCTTTGATGTGTGAGTCCCCAAACATAACTTGTGATCAATTTGTTCTCCATCGTGGTCAAGATTGGAGCACTGTGTATCTTGCAATTATAAAATTCAGCAACGAAGGTTGGTAGACTTGTGAAATTTGGATCAATGTCATCATGGTAAGGCACACTGTAGTTGTAACTCCTGTCTACAGTTTCCCATCTGTCTAAGAAATATTTTATCGAATCAATGTTCTTCATGTTGTAATTTACTAATAACTATACTATAATTATTGAGTTATGCCTACCAAACTATTCATAAATGGCTGTTCGTTTCTCACGTTCCGACCACGTGACAACGTCAATACACATTGTGGTTTAGAACTTTCAAAAATGTTGAACCTTGATGTGGCGGTCAATCTGGCCAGCGGTGGTAGAGGATCAAAGAGATTGATGTGGACCACCAGGGTGTGGTGTGAAAAATTTCCCGAAGAAGCAGAAAAATGTTTCTTCCTGATAGGCTCCAGCGGAGGTAACAGATTTGATTATCCAACATCGGACGGTTATAAAGCACATAAGTTTCCGACAATGAAAACAACATGGAAGACATGGGATCCAAATCGAGACAAGCACACCACTAATTTTATAAAATATCTTTTCAGTCTGGGTGCGGACCTTGATCAAATGACCCAGGTGGAATCCATATTAGGACTACTGGACTTGCAAGATTATTTCCAAAACAAAAAATATCCTTATGTGTTTTACAACACATTGTCAGACGCCAAGATCGAAAACCCCGACATACAATTACTTTTTGACAAAATAGATAAAAACAGATTTTTCAGACCAGAAACAAGTCATTTAGATTACACTGTTGAAAATAATCAACAATGCAAACCCAATGATCCACATCCAAACGAACAAGGACACCTAGAGTGGGCGAAACAATTACACAAATTCATCAATGCTAACAATCTACTCACCATCTAACACAACAAGCAAGGCTTGGGAAGTGTTCAACGGCGTTAAAGCATCGTGGCCAGAAGCCGTGCAGTTCAAGGACAACAGTCAGGAGAAAGAACCTTTGCCTAATTCCATGTTCTGGGGATTTGTTGGCAACAACCTCGAGATGGTCAAAAAACTTGAGGCGAGGAAACACAACTACTGGTTCACTGACACTCCGTACTTTGGTAGGTTTGACAATAACAATCTTAGACCCGACAATCATTACTGGCGTATTTGTAAGAATAGAATTCATGTTTCTTACTTGAAAGACTGCAAAGCAGATAGATTCGAGAAGTTTGGTATCAAGATAAAGGCGCCAAACTTTGCCGGAAAACATGTTTTAGTCTGTCCTAGTTCCACAGGCATACACGGATACTTGGACAGACCAAACTGGACGAATGAAACGATCGAACAGATCAAGAGATACACGGACAGACCAATCAGACTTCGACACAAGCCTAGGGGCAGGGGTACGTCAGGACCAAGTGAGGCCAAGGTACCCCTATCCGAGGACCTAAAGGAAGCGTGGTGTGTTGTCACTAGTTGTAGCATCGCGGCAGTGGAGGCCATTTGTGAAGGCATACCTGTGTTCTGTGATGACAAAAGTTTTGCTGTGGACGTCGGCAACGTGGAACTCTCGGACATTGAAAACCCTTATTACGGTGGCCCGGAACCATGGTTGTATAGCCTAGCATACCAACAGTTCACGCCCGAGGAAATATCTAATGGCAAGGCCATTGAAATACTGATGGACAAAGGATTGTTGTGAAAATAGAAAAAGTAAATGGATTTTGGGTGCCTAGTAAAGACATACACATAGAAGACTGGAAGGCAGGCAAGCCTTTCACACAAAATAAATGTTTGAATAAATTTTTGAAATATTGTGAATCACAAACAATGAAAATGAAAACAGTCATAGATGTTGGTGCGTGGTGTGGCACATGGGCCAAAGCAATTGAACCATATGCTAAAAAAGTTATTGCATTTGAACCGGACAAAGTTCATTTTGAATGCTTACAGAGAAACTGCACAATAAACTGTGATCCAAGAATGGAGGCAGTTGGTGCTGAAGAGGGATTGATCTCGCTCACGGAAGATAACTTTACTCAGGCAAAACGTGTTGACAAAAAAGGCAACATCCGGATGATTACATTAGATTCCATGCAATACAAAGATGTTGAGATGATCAAGATTGATGTTGAAGGGTATGAAATGGAAGTTTTAAAAGGCGCTAAGACCTTGTTAGAAAATGTAAGGTACATAATGATCGAATTGAACAATAACACTAAAAAATATGGCAGTAGCAACAATAATGTTGAAAAACATTTAGATACTTTAGGTTTTAAAGTGCTGATGGATCATTGGCCTGACAAAGTTTTTTACCGTCCATAATACAAATTAAATACTCCAAATGAAAATTTTTATAACAGGCGTCGCAGGCTTCCTGGGGTCACACCTGGCGGATTTGATGATATCCCAAGGACACACAGTGGCAGGTAACGACAACATGATAGGCGGCTACACGGACAACGTACCCCAAGATGTTGAATTCCATCAAGTTGATTGCTGTGATCTGGAAAATCTCACAAAGGCAATGGAAGGTTGTGACATAGTGTACCACACTGCCGCAACGGCATACGAGGGACTCTCTGTCTTTTCTCCAGTATTGGTCACAAGAAATATCTTTGAAGCATCCGTGACAACCATCACTGCGGCAATCAGGAATAAAGTCAAACGCATAGTATATTGTTCCAGCATGGCAAGATATGGACATCATGACGAGGTACCATACAAAGAAACCTATGAATGTCGACCCCAAGATCCCTACGGTATTGCAAAAAAAGCCGGAGAGGACGTGCTGAAAAATTTATGTGAAACGCATGGTGTTGAATATGTTATCGCTGTTCCACACAATATAGTTGGCCCTAGGCAGAAGTATGACGATCCATTCAGGAACGTTATGTCAATCATGCTGAACAGGATGTTACAAGGAAAGCAACCTATCATATATGGTGATGGCGAACAGAAAAGATGTTTCAGTTACATAGATGATTGTTTATATTGTTTGAATGCTCTAGCCTTCCAAGACGACGTGGTCGGCGAAGTTGTAAACATAGGACCAGATGAAGAGCCTGTGACCATCAATGAACTAGCGGAGGCGTGTGCGAATGAGACAGGAGTGAACTTAGATCCAATACATCACAAGGATAGACCCAAAGAAGTCAAACTTGCAACCTGCTCCTCGGACAAGGCAAGGAAATTACTAGGATACAAAACTTCCACAAACATGCGACAAGCAGTTAAAAAAACTGCCGAATACATAAGAACAAGAGGCACAAAGAAATTTCAGTATCATCTGCCTTTAGAGATAGTCAACGACATCACACCAGAAACCTGGAAGAACAAATTGATATGATTAGTTTTTGTGTCCCGTCTAGGGGTAGGCCAGAACTTGCACAGAGGTTAATCAAGACAGCCACAGAGACCCAACAGCACGATACAGAATTTTTGTTTTATCTCAACGACGATGATCCAAAATTAGAACAGTATAAAGATCTTCTAGATGAGAAACATTATACAATAGGACCAAATCAATCTACTTGCTACAGTTGGAATCTCATGTGTGATCAGGCAAAGCATGAAATTGTGATGCTTATGGGAGACGATGTACAGGTCATCACCAAACACTGGGATCAGAAAATTGTTGACGAGTTTGACGGATACAAGGATAAGATATTAATGGTTGTTCCTAATGACGGAAGACGCAAAGGCACGAAGATGCTAGGACATGAGAAACGTTTATGGCCCGATAAACCTCTTCCGGCGGCTCATTTCGCAGTACACAAAAATTGGACCAATACTTTAGGTTACCTGGCACCCGTGTTCTTTTGGCACTGGCATGTGGATTCATACACCCAGAAAGTCGCTCGTAAATTGAATAGATGTTTGTACCTTCCAACGGTTGAGTTCAAAGCAAAAAAGATCATGGACGACAATGCAGGAAAACAGATAAGAGCAAATCTCAATATAGCAAAGCGTGACGATTACGTTTGGGGAAAAGTTAGGCAAAGACACCTACAACAAGATGTCACGGCATTAAAAACTTTTATTGATTCTTTTTAATCAAGTTTACAGAGCTTCCGGAATTTATCTTTTGTGAGATCCAGTTGCACGAAAGGACGCCTTATATATTTGTTGTTGTTTTCTTCAATCTTGATGTCTTTCGATTCGGTAACTATGACCGCATTTGGAAAGTATGCAATTTTTTTACCAGCCAAATTAATGTATGGTGGTTTCGATCTATCTGAACGCTCTGCGAAACACCATATGGCTATCACTTCTCTGCTTTTATCAATTAGTGTGATGTCTTCCTTGAATTCAAAACCTGTCTTGTATTTGGCGTCGAAATCCTGCCATAGTTTATGATTTAGGTTGTTTTGGTTCTCGTATAACCTGTCGTACTCTAAGGTGTCTATCAGGCTAATGGCATGAATGTGAGGTACTGGGTCTTTGTATATTTGTGTGTGCTGAAGTTTGTCCCAATTCATTACGCACTGAATAAATTTATTAGTTCTTTCTTCCAGTCATCTGCATATTCGCAGTCACGATAGCCATCGAACCATGGGCCACCTTCGGTGTAATGTAATATCTTTGGCGTTCCGTCTTTTGGTTCTTTGTACCAACCCACTAACCAATTATATGCTAAAGGCAAAGATCCGATCTCGTTGTCTTCTAGCCAACTGAATCTGTGCAGGAACTTTGGTGATTCGGAGTTGAGTAATTCTGGTGTCAGTATCTTGTTCTTTGGGTGCTCACAGTTCCAAAGCACCATGCTACTCCAGTTCTTTCTAGGATACACTGTCTGCACCTGACCATCCATTTTTGTAGTCTCCTTTGGAGTGTAGTCGTGTTGGACAACCACAACTGCCTTGCTTGAATCACAATGTTTTACTAGTTCGTGTGATGGTATTTTCCAAAGGAAGTCGCAATCACAGAACACTGCCCAACCCTTGAAATCATTCATGTAAGGCACAAAAAATCTTGTAAAAGTGAATTCAGTAGATGCAAGTTTGTCAACAGGACGAGTGTATAGTCCTTGGTCTCTCATCTGTTTCTGTTTAAGGGGTATTACTTCCGCGGAAGGATCTCTTCTCTTGATACTGTGTTCACAGACTTGATATGCAATGTCTTCTCTGCTGTCATGTCCCACGTAGATTTTCATTTTCTTCCTGATAATAATTTGTGTATGTCTTGCCAATTATTTACTTTGGTAATCTCAGGGTGTTCGAAGTCTTGATTATATTGGTGGTTGATTAATATAGGCTTTAAACCGTATTTGAGCCCGGCTACAGCGTTCTTTGGCTTGTCCTCTATCCAATACAGTCCGGTTCCGTGAAACTCCGCTAATGCACT